AAATCCAGTCGGACCACAGAACCCACAAGACGGTTCTATTCCTTATCCCGACAACAATTAATGATGTTGGCGTGTTAGGTTTTTAAAAGAAATCCAAGCACGCCAATCATGACGGAAATGATGACGGTTGAACCTATAACCATTCGTCCTAGCTTTAAAATGACGTCTGTTTTAACCGTGGTCATTTCTAGCTTTAAAATTTCAATGTCTTTTTTGGTGGCAATGTCGTCATTCAAAATATTAGACAGCTCTTCTGCCTGAATATCGGCTATTTTTGATTGAAGACCTGCGTCTTTTAATTTATTCGCATAGCCAATCGCGTTAAATCGCATTGTTGCCATCCTCTAATTCCTCGTCCTTGATATTAACTATCTTGTTTATGTCATTCATCATATTCATCATGACAGTCGCTTGATTTGCAGGCAATCCTGCGTCGGTTAATCTTTTATGATATTCAACTGGATCAAACATCACCCCTCCTGTTTTTCAGCCCACTCTCTTAATGGTATGTTGGGAAACCTTAACGAAAAATGAAGTAATTGCAATGCCCGCGTCATAACTTGACTTGGGTTCTCACCAAATCGCTCGCTTAAATCCTCAAGCTGGCGATTTGTTTCTTGTGTTAGGCAAAAAGACGTCCTTTTAACTGTTGTCTTTCCCATTTTTTCTCCTTTAGACACCGCGTCTGTCCTCGTAGTGGATGATTGCATCGTCCTCATTTGGCATTTGGCAAGATGAATTGTTTTCATGATCGATTTCACACAGAGCGCAATAAATCATTTCTTCATTCATGACGCCACCTTTTCAGCTTTGCGAATCTCAAATACATATTTGGAATTGTGTTGCTGCCGTGCGACAAACTCTTGTGCGCGTGTTTTGTTTGGATAGGTCTTGGCTATCCAGAAAGGCTTTACAAGTTTACCTTGATCTTCTCGTCGGGTGGCGATTACTTGGTACATGGTTTTCTCCGTAGCAGGATGTTTAAGTATTACTATAGTATTACTACAGTAATAACGAGTCAAGTCAATCTTTGACCAATGGACACTCAAGTATTACTGTGATAATAAAAAAAAGGGATGTAACCGATTGAAAGGCAATATATAATAAATGCGCAGTTATTAACCTTATGGATAAGGATATTTTTTAAATGCTAACGACACTAAGCAGTGGTTTTGGTAATGATGCAATGCAACGCGCCGAATGCTCGGCTCCTCAAATTCCAGCTCGCTACACCCGTAATGAAAAAGACGATCTTAAAGTAGCCATTGATGCCCTATATGAATTTAAGCGCAAGCTTGATGACCTTCACCCGAACGTTGAGCGTTGTATTTCTAATATGTTGCAAGAAAGACGCGGCGGTTATTAATGCCATCCCATTTTGGCAATTGGATGCGTGAAGAAAAGACCAAGGTTAAAGCCCACAATAAGGCATTAGACGATTTGGTCGCATCTGGTAAGCTAACTCATACCGTTAACTATCAACTTAAGGAGAGCATCATGAAAGGCTGCAAAGAACCCATGAAAAAGAAAATGCCCCCAAAAAAAAAGAAGTAAAGCAATATGTCCAAGCTTATCAATTGGGTGCTGGTAAGCTTGGGAATCACTTAGCACATGTAATCTTCATGGATGAAGAACCGCAGGGAATTTGCGATAAAGTAATTCCCGTTATTAAGAAACGGAAAAAAGGATTTGACCGTGACGTTACCGAGTTCTCAATTACCGCCTCTAAAGATCACAAACTTATCGATTGATAAGCTAATCCCCTATATTAATAATTCGCGCACGCATAGCGAGGCGCAAATAAAAACAATTGCGGGAAGCATTAAAGAATTTGGCTTTAATGACCCTATAGCAATTGACGCGCTAAACGGCATTATCGCAGGCCACGGGCGCTTAGAAGCCGCAAAGCTTTTAGGGCTTACCGAAGTGCCAACCATACAACTTGGTCACCTTACACGCGAACAGCAAAAGGCTTATGTGCTTGCGCATAACCGCATTGCATTAGACGCAGGCTGGGATCATGAACTATTGAAATTAGAATTACAGGAATTGAAAGACGCAGGCTTTGACGTATCAAAGACGGGTTTTCAAGACGCGGAAATAGAGGCGCTAATCAATCCTGAAATCATTAATGAAGGATTGAAAGACGATGACGCTATCCCGACTGTTGACCATTATCCTGCTGTTGTGCGGGGCGATACTTGGCTGCTGGGTGGACATCGCCTTCGTTGCGGAGATGCGACAAACCCAATTGATGTACAAGAATTGTGCAAAGAGCATAAGCCAAACTTAATGGTTACCGATCCACCTTATGGAGTGAATTATGATCCGTCTTGGCGCGAAGAAGCAGAGCTGGGGGTCGGCGAACGCTCGACCGGGAAAGTTGAAAACGATCATGAAGTGGATTGGACTGATGCTTATTCCCTTTTCACTGGGGATGTTGTGTATGTATGGCATGCAGGACTATACGCAGGACACGTTGCCTCACATTTGCAGAACTGTGATTTTAATGTCGTAAGCCAAGTGATATGGGTAAAGCAGCACTTTGCATTGAGCCGTGGCGATTATCATTGGCAACACGAACCCTGCTGGTATGCCGTGCGTAAAGGCAAAAAGCACAATTGGCAAGGTGCGCGCGACCAAGCCACAACGTGGGATATTATGAACAATAACGCCTTTGGTAACGCGAACCCCGAAAAGACATGGGGTCACGGCACCCAAAAGCCAATCGAATGTATGGCGCGTCCTATTCAAAACAACTCTAAACCGAATGATTATATTTATGACCCATTCGGCGGTTCCGGCACCACTTTAATTGCTTGCGAGAAACATGGGCGAAAATGCCTTATGATGGAGATATCACCCCTATACGTTGAAGTCATCATCAAGCGTTGGCAGGACTTTACGGGTGAAAAAGCAATACTCGAAACGAACGGACTATCGTTTGAGGAAATCGTAAATGGACGCATTAGAGAAGGGACAACCGCTCAAGCTTCTTAAGCCGGGCGTGCGTGAGAAATTCTTATCGGCACTCGCTAAGGGTGCAAGCTATACCATTGCCTGCGGATATGCAGGAATCCATTATCAAACCTTACGTCGCTGGATGAAAGCGGCAGAGGCTATTGCTGATCTTTTTGAAGAACAAATCGAAATACACCCCGACCGTGAATACTTTCTATTCTATTGCGACGTTAAACGCGTCGAATCTTATGCGGCCTTGAAATGGCTTGAGAAGATCGACAAGGCGTCTGATTTCCATTGGCAAGCAGCCGCGTGGAAATTAGAACGACGTCACCCGGAGGATTATGGGCGCTATGAAAAGGATAACAAAGCCGATGCTGAGGACAATTCATTACAAAAAGCACGCTCCGAAGTCGATAAACTAAAGGGCGATAATAATGGACGATCTGCACCAACTTAGAGTTGATCTGCTATCGGATTTCTTTCTCTTCAATCGCTTCATATTCAAAGAGCGAACGGGGCGGGATTTTATTATCAGTCAACCGAAATCCAATGAGTCGCACTTCTTGGAAATTTGTCGTGCGCTTGAGGATGTTTTCTTTGGGAAGATAACGCGCCTATTAATTAACTGTCCTCCCGGTTGGTCGAAAAGCGAATTGATAAAGAATTTCATTTGCTGGGGAAAAGCGTGGTATCCCGATAGCAATGAATTGTATATCTCATTCGCGCATGAATTGGCATCAGCGCACACGCACACTATCAAACAAACGATGTCATTACCTATTTACAGGAAACTATTTAATGTTGAAATTAATCGCGACTCTTCCGCAAAAGATTTTTTCAAAACTACCGACGGTGGTGCTACAGCTGCTTTCGGAAGCTCTGGTCCTGTTACAGGTCGTGATGCTGGTTTACCTGGCTTGGATCGTTATTCAGGAGGCGTTTTCGTTGACGATATACATAAACCAGACGAAGTACACAGTGACGTTATCCGAGAAAAAGTTAAACGCAATTTCATCGAAACAATAACACCACGTTGTCGCGGCCATAATGTACCTATTGTTGTTATCGGGCAACGACTGCATCAAGACGACTTATTCACGTACTTGATGAATGGTGAGGACGGTAACGAATGGACGAAAGTTATCATCAAAGGGATGGATGATTTAGGCAATGCACGCTACCCCGAAGTGATGCCGCGTGAAACATTATTGACGATGAAAAAGTTCAAGCCTTACGTATTTGCATCGCAATACCAACAAGACCCAATACCCGCAGGCGGTGGCTTATACAAAGAGGAACACTTCCCTCTATTGGATCAATGCCCACCGATTCTTGCCACCTTCCTTACCGTTGATTCAGCCGAAACCGAGAAGGAATGGAACGACAAAACGGTGTTTAGCTTTTGGGGTATATACCAAATCAAAGTTAAGAATGAGGTCGTGCCTAATTTGTTCGGGCTTCATTGGTTGGATTGCCGTGAATTGCAAATTGAGCCTAAAGACCTTGAGGCTGAGTTCCTTGATTTCTGGTCAAGCTGCATGACGTTTAGTGTTAAACCACAATGCGCAATAATAGAAAAGAAAAGCACAGGTGTTACGTTAGTTTCTGTTTTAAAGAACGTACAAGGCATTAAAGTTATTGGTATCGATAGAACCTCAAAGTCGGGATCAAAGACGCAGCGTTTTATTGATATGCAACAATACATTGCAGCTAAACAAGTCTCATTGCCATTACTTGCAAAACATACGAAAATGTGTTTAAGCCACATGACTGATATCACCGCCAATAACACTCATAGATTTGATGATATTGCGGACACGTGTTATGACGCTGTTAATGCAGCTTTCATTGATAAGATAATTGTTCACCAAGTAGCGTCAAAGGTAGATTATAATCAGTTAGCTGCAACGATGATGCAAGGACAGCATCGGGTCGACTTTTTAAGGAAGAAAGCACATGGCAGTAGCTAAAATACATCAGGATAAACTCGAAAGTATTAAGAAGAATGTAAAGAACTCCTATGAAGCTTTCAAGCCTAATTATGATCGCTTTAATGAGTTCCGACGATTCGTCTTTGAAACATCCTTAACACAGGATGATATTACCTTACTTACTACGCTCTCAAAGCCGCAAATTGAATTCAACGTTTCCGAAGCCTATATATCAAGGCTTATGGGTGAATTCTCAAAGCAAGAGCCCGCAATTAGTGTCGCCTCCGAAGATGAAGACCAAGCCGATCCTTTAACCGTTCACGTTGTTGAGCAACACGTTCGCCATCTATTACGCGATACGAAAAACCAACATGTGCGCTGGGAAATTATGAAGGATATTTATAGCGGTGGTTTCTCCTCCGGTAAGTTATATACCGATTGGGCGCACCCTATGAGTATGAACCAAATCCTCATATTTGATCGATGCTATGACCCGTGCTTAGTAGGCTACGATCAAACGGCACGTTATTCGCATAAAGGTGACGGTCGTTTCTGTTTTGAATTGCGCCCTTATGATTTAGATACCTTCAAAGACATCCCCGAATTTCATGGCGTTAATACCGATAGGATTAGCTTTAACCGATCATTTTCCGGGTATAACTGGTCATATCTAAACGGTAACGAAAAGATATTAATGGTGGCTGATTATTACGAAAAGAAAAAACGTGAGGTTAAAATTCTTCAGCTGGTTAATAACCAAGTCATGACGGTGAAAGAATATGAAAGCATGGGTGAAGAATGGGATCGCATGGGCATTATTGCTCAGCTCCCTGCAGTTAAAGGTAAATCACGCTGGACGCAGATTGAAACCGTTTGTCGATATCGTTGTATTGAGACCGAAGTCATAGAGTATACAGAAACCGACTTCACTTATTTCCCGTTAGTATTTTTTGACGGTAATAGCATTATGTTGAAGAACCCGAAAACATCCGGTGCCGTTCAGCAAATGACACGTCCTTATGTTTACCATGCCAAGGGCGCGCAAAAGCTTAAAAACTTTGCGGGTATTACGCTTGCTAACGAAATGGAAAATATCGTCCAGCATAAATTCCTTGTGGCTAAAGAAGCATTACCGAAAGAGATGGACTTCTTAGCGGCATACAAAGACGTACAAAAGCCTTCTAATATGGTGTTTAACGCGTTCTTTGAGCAAGACCCTGATAAACCAATTCCAAACCCTATTAGAGAGGTTCAGCGTGTACCAACTCCTCCAGAAGTCGTACAGACGTTTGCTTCAACCGATTCACTCATTCAGAACATACTTGGTAGTTATGATGCTTCTTTGGGGATCAATGACAATCAGCTTAGCGGGGTGGCTATTGTCGAAGCCGCTACTCAGTCCAATGCTGCTGCTATGCCTTATCTTGTGGGCTTCCTGCAGGGGCTACAAAGAATAGCGGAAATTATTATTGATCTGATACCTAAGTATTACAAAACGCCCCGCACGGTTCCTATCATGGGGATTGATGGCAAGCATGATTATGTGAAGGTAAACCAAAAAGATGGCGTGCCGTTATTCTACGATGCGAATGTATTAAACGTGAAAGTAGAAGCGGGTGTGTCGTTCCAAATTCAAAAGTCCAAGGCTTTACAGCAATTATTAGGCTTGATGGGAACGTCAAAACTATTCGACCAGTTCATGAACGAGAAAGGATTACCCGTGTTGCTTGATAACATCGAAATACGCGGAATTGATCAATTGAAGTTAATGGTGGACGACTGGCTTAAAGAATTGGCAGCGCAAAAACAAATGGCTATGCAAGCGCAGCAACAAGAGCAGCAAAACAATCCGCTTGTTATTAAGAATCAAATAGAGATGCAAAAGCTGCAGCAGAAAGGTCAGGAAATGCAGGGTAAGCAGCAAAACCAACAAACCCAATTCCAGATCGACGTGGCCAAGTTAAAGCAAGACCAAATGAAGCTATTAACCGATGCGGCTATTGCTCAAGACCAAGGTTTAACACAACGCATAAAGGCCGAGGCAGAACGATTCTCGAAACAGGTAGACTTGGCAATGAAAAAGAAAGACATGGCGCACAGGCACTTTAAAGACGCGATTGAGGTGCATCACAAAGTGCATAGCGAAAACCGTCAAATGGCACAACAAGCACAACAAGCTAGGAGCGTGCATTAATGATGAATTTCATAGACGCGGTGGGAAATATGCAAGCGGGCAAACGTTTAATGCGAACCGGCTGGCTAGCTTATGCTGTTAGTATTTTGCCGGGACAAGCTTATATATGGTCTATTCCTTCCCGAAATGACAGTGCTGTTGTTAACGCTGCAATTTACGTGCCAAGTGTTCAAGATATTCAAGCAAACGATTGGATTGTTAAGGAGTAATATATGCCATTAGTTTCTGGAAAGGCTGCTAAATCTAAAAAAGGTTTCAGCAGCAACATTAAAGCGGAAATAGCTGCAGGCAAGCCCCAAAAGCAGGCCGTTGCTATAGCCTATTCACAAGCTCGTAAATCAAACTCTAAGGGGAAAAAGAAATGAGAAAGAAGTCACCGATGCCAAGCCGCGCTGTTAAACCTTCGTATGAAGAACCAATGCGTCCTGTTAAGCCAAATTCAACGGCTAATAAGGGTAAACCTCAAGATAAGGGTAATATTAAGGGTAAGAAGAAGTAATGCCCAAACCTAAGCTCCCTCCCCATTTACGCGGCGGGAGAATTGGTTATGGTTGGTATGAAGATAGCATTCGCGATTCGCGAATAGCGAATAAGGAGAGTGAGTATGGCCGAGAAATGGATCAAGGGAGCAATCAAGCATCCGGGCAAACTGCACCGGGAATTGGGTGTGCCACAAGGCAAGAAAATACCTGCAAAGAAACTAGCAAAGGCCGAACATAGTAAAAGTCCTACTATTAGAAAAGAGGCTAATCTTGCTAAGACGCTAAAAGGGTTTAAAAAGAAATAAGGGAGATTCTTTAATGAGTTTGTCTGCTGATAGAACATCGGAAGAAGAAAGTTTCTTAGAGATGCGTGATCGTTATGCGAAAGGTGAAATAAGCCTAGCACAAGCGGTCGATAGCAAATACGCAAAGCTTGGTATGGAGAATAATCAAGGGGCATTCGCCAAGATTCAGGAATCAATGATACGACTGAATGAAAGTGGAAAAACCGCATCACAATTTGTTGAAGATTTAGTGGTAAACCACCCACCTCATTATAATAACAGCGATGCGAAATGCTCCTGTGGACGTCGCATTGAGTGCATTGATGTTACCCGGCACCTTAGCTTCAATATTGGCAATGCCATGAAGTACCTGTGGCGTTGCGAATTAAAGGGACGAACTCTTGAAGACCTAAAGAAAGCCGCATGGTATATCCAAGATGAAATCAATAAAAGATCAGCCTAAACCTTTATGCAAAAAATGCGGTAAAGCCCTTGTGAGCATTGGTAATAAACGGCGCAATGGTAAATTGCATAATGATTGGAAGGGTCGCCAGTACCATAAAAAGTGCTGGCGTGAACTTTAAAACAAAAAGTTGCACACACTACCTGTTGACAAGAATGTTGTCAATGATAAACTGATCGTAACCGATCTATCGGGGATAAATAGACGAGACCTGTGCGTAAGCAGGGGTGAAATGGTCAGCTAACCATTCACACCGTGGCGGGGTAATAGCCAACGTAGCTAGACGTGCCCTTTATGGGGTTGTTATCAGGATGATGACAAACATAGCCGAGACTCTTGCGATATGAGAGGCACTACCGTGACGGGGTTAACAGTCAGAAGGGAATCACATGACAGAAATGGTAAATGGAGAGGCACAAGGTTCGAGTAATTTTGCGCCAGCACCTGTTAGCACACCTTCGTCAACGCCAGCACCATCAGCGCCAGCCGAAAGTGAACGAACTTTTAGACAGTCAGAAGTAAACGACCTAGTCGGACGAGCTAAGTCCGAGGCAATTGAGCGGTATAAGCGTGACACCTCTGTGGCGTCGCACAGTTACCAACCTCAACAGCAGCCGCAAGGTTACCAGCAGCCTTATCAGCCGCAGTACCAAGCGCCGCAACAGCCTCAAGGCGTAACCTCAGAAGACCACGTCAGGAAACTGGCCGCCGAAGAAACTCAGCGTTTAAGGGAGCAATGGATTACGGAATCCCGTGTCCAAGCTCAAGAGCAAGATGCGCAACGGATTGCGTCTGAATTCTTCACAAAGCTCGAAGCAGGCAAAAGCAATTTACAAGACTTTGATAAGGTAATGGGCGAAGTTGACCTTCGTAGTATTCCCTACCACGTTCAATTAGCGAATATGGTGGATAATACGGCAGAGGTGATGTACGAATTAGCCAAGAATCCAGCCAAAATAGGCGCGATTCAAAATCTAATCGACATCGATGTCCGAGCAGGGCGTCACCCTAAACTAGCTCTAGCCGAGGTAAAGCGTCTATCGCAGTCTATAAAGGACAATGCGACAGGCTCAAAATACCAAGCCCCCAATGATCCATTACGTCAAATGCCACCTTCTAACGCCGGAACGGGTAATCAAGGTGCATTGTCGGTAAAGGACTATAAAGCCAAATACCGAATATAGGGCACCGTAGTTATCCGAACTATTTAAGGGATTAATAGTTAGGAGCAATTACAATGGCTTTGTATGCTGATAATATTTTGCAACAAGTACAGACGTATCAAAGATCGTCTTTAGGCTTGTTACAGAACTTATGCTGCTTCGTTAGCACCGCTAACACCAAGTTTAAGGATTTCGAGAAAATCCAAGCTAACTTGGGAAGTAGCGTAACGTTCGATACCCCACCTCGTGCAACCACATCTGCTGGTCTCGTTGTCAAATGGCAACCTGCAATCCAACAAGTGGAAACACTAACCTGCGATCAGGCTTTCAACAGCTCATTCACGGTTACCGCACAACAACGTATTTTCAATTTGGAAAAGGGCGAAGACGAGTACATTGAAGTATTCGGTAAATCCTTCTTAACCGAATTGGCGAACGAGGTTGAAGGCAACTTAGCGTTGAACTGTATCTCAGCCGTGCCTGTTATGGTTGTCGACGCTGACGGACAATCTGTCCCAACCGGCGAATACCATACAGAATCCGGACCATTCCGTTATTTTGGTGACGGCGTAACCCAATTGACCAGCTATAACCAGTTGGCTCAAATGATCATGCTGTTTAAAAACTTTGGCTCCGTTTCACACGGTATCAAAGTTTACTTACCTGATACGGTCTATCCTGCTATCGTCGGAACCGGCTTAAACCAATTCGCTCCAGAGCGTAACAATGAAATCGCTATGAGCTGGGAAATTGGCGAATTTGGTACACCCCGCGTTAAATACTATCAGTCAAACTTGTTACCTATTCAGTTCGCAGGGAATGTGGGCGAATTAGGCCAAGTGCTGACCTTAGTAAGCACCAATGACCCAACAGGTCAGAATGTAACTCAGCTTACATTCAGCGGTGCTAGCGCATCCGATGCAGACGCTATTAAACGGGGCGATATGTTCCAGTTTAATGACGGCGTGACCGGCTTCCGCAGTTTGCGTTACTTAACCTATATCGGACACAAAGTGTCTGCTAATAAGGTTCAGAATCGCGTGATTGCAGACGCTGCATCCACCGCAGGCGGTTTGGTGACAGTTGACTTGGCGTGGCCTTTAAATTGGGCTGGCGGCCAAGCACAAAACTTAAACCAAGCATTGCAACCCGGCATGCAGGTTACGTTCCTTCCTTCCCATAAAGCGGGTCTCATTGTTGGCGGCGATGCGTTCTATATCGCAATGCCACAATTACCTGATCAACGTCCGTTCGACACTGCGAACGAATACGATCCTGAAACAGCCGTGTCCTTACGTATGACTTACGGGTCAGTCTTAGGCGCGAACCAAAAGGGTATTATCTATGACGAAGTACACGGTTCACTTGCTGTGAAGCAGTACTGTATGCGCGTCATTGTGCCCTTGTCTCAGGCTTAAAGATGGATGGGGAGGGTAATGCCTCCCCTTAACTTAAAGGACTAAGAGGATACGCACATGTCGATTCAAAACGTACCAGTTGAAACTTTACCGTTTTTATATATAAGCGGTATGAACTTGTCTGTTGCTTCAACGACTGTCCTCGCCATTGCGCCCGGTCAATGCCGTGATTCAACCGACACCCTAGATATTCCTTACGATGATGCTTTTTATATTAACTCAGCGGACGTAGGTGCGGGTGGGCTTGATTCAGGTGTATTAGTGGCTAGCACAAACTATGCAGTTTGGGCGATTGCTGATTCCACCGGAAAAAAACTCCCATCTGCTTTAATTAGCTTGTGGAGCAATGCAGCGCCTTTAATTCCACTAGGCTATGACTCCTATCGTTTGATTGGTATGGCTCCAACCGATGCATCCGTGCATTTCACTGCAGCTACCATATTAAACGCGTCGAGTTCTAAAGGCTTTTTCTTGCAACCAGCGATCTCTGTGTTGTCGGGTGGCAATGCGACCACTTTCACAGCAATTGACTTATCGACTGCAATCCCAACAACCACAGATCCGTTTGTCATTGCCCTAGGTATTGTGACATTCATTCCTGCGGCGAAGGGTGACACCTTGCAGTTTAGACCAACAGGAAGCAGCGCCACCGCTAACTTGGTCACGATTACAGGGCGTGCTGCAGGGATTGCGCAAACTGATCTAGTCGTATTGCACTGTGGTGTAGCAAGCAGCAAGCCTGAAGTGGACTACAAAGTCTCTGTATCCGGCGATGCGGCTTCCTTATCCATATACGGTTACTACTTAACTCTTGCGTAATGAGAAGAATGGATGACATCAAGGATGGGTTTAAATGTCATATACAGCCCGACAATTAGTTACTCGTTCTTGGTATCTATCAGGGATAGTCGCTCGTAGGCTGCAAAGCGTATCGGGCGACCAAGCCACGGATGGCCTTTTTCTTTTAAATGCGCTGCTGGATTGGAAATCAATCCAGATTGACTTAATACCCTACTGGACTTATTACGAGTTCCCGGCGGTAATAGGGCAAGAAGCGTACTTTATACCGAATCTCTATGCGGTTGAAACGCTAACTTTCAACATAGGGACGGTACGGTATCCGACCGATTACACAACGCGGTCGGCATACTTCGGCACAGGACGTGTCGACGATATTAATAGCTTGCCCTCGAATTGGTATTTTAACCGTTCCTTGG